GTTGCGTTATACTCACAGAATGTATATAAAACGCCATTCCAATGAAATATTTTCAGGACTGGTTTCCGCTAGCATGGAAGTTGCTGGAAGTCCTTCCACTTCTTTTAAGGTTGGATTACAGGCTTCTGGAATCTGCAGAATAAAATTAGTTGGAACTTATGATGGTGTTGACGTTGTAGAACGAATTTCTTTTGGAGAACCCGGTATCCAGTATTCCGAAAACTTTTTTGACACCATAACTGCAATAACCTCAAATTATTTTGTGCCCGAAACCACCATTACTATTTCTTCTGTGGATAGCGTTGGAATGCCAGTTAGTTGGACTCAGACATCGGGGCCATTTCGCTGCGAGTTCGGCCAGCACAGCGGTATGCAAGCACAAATCGATGCTAGTGCGCTCGGTCTTGGATCCAAAACCATACATTATGTTCGGGTAGAAAGGCCTGCAAACTTATCTAAAGACATGGAATTTACCATAAATAACGGTACCCAAATTTATGTGCCTGTAAGCGATTTTGAAAACATTTCTATACCTCCTGATTATGTTGCATCAGAATGGGCATTTAGGGCTACTGCGAAAACCCCCGGTGAACCAGTATGATATCTGAAACCATTCAATTCATAATGGACGAACTTCGAAATCCAGATAATGGTATCACCCAATTATGCGACAATCAAATATTTTCCGGAATGCCACGAATTCCATCAATTCTTATTGCACCACACTACACTAGAATTGGTGTAGAATATTCTACAGAAAGTGGCGATGGTTATTTCTTTACGCCACATCGGGATTTTGACAATGTTGACATAAAGGTTCGCATTCTAGTATCTAGTGCATATGGTGAAAATGAAAATTACTGTCGTAACATAATGTCAAAGATCGTTTATTTGTTTTCGATTCACAGAAAAAAAATTACAGAAGATTATAGGATTTTCGTTGATAACGTTCAAATGGACCTCATAGAAGAAAACAACGAACGTTGGAATGGAACCATTAATATGTCAATACGCCAATTTGAAAAAGTGCCAAATGGTATCACATAAGGGGAGTTCGTAAAACTAATAATATCCTTATTTATTTTGATTAATGTTTATAATGTTTATAAAGGGTTCTGGGTGATTTTATGCGTTTATATGATGCTTATAAAAATGGTGAAATAACCAGGACCGAATACCTAGCGTATTTGGATTTTGGCTATAAGCCCAGTGATTCTGTGTTTCTAACCCAAAATAGAAGCACTGAAATGGTAACAATTTCCTACCTGTCTATGGGAAACAATTATAACTGGTCCATTGATGACGGCGAATCAATGATGGCATATGTCGGTCCTGTCAATGATTTGTCGAATGCTGGAAGTTTGAATAACGCCGGTAGTATATTGTTCCTGTACAAGGACGGCAAAATTGTCAATACTGGCACCATAACAAATACTGGTCACATAGCATTACAATCTATTTAAATTAATTTCGAGGTTTATATTATGACGGGAACTCTTATTATGGACGGCGGCGACGTAACGTCCACTGAAGCAAAAACTGACTATCAAGTTCAGGTTCCGATTGGGCCAGCTTGTTTTAGTTCTGGAACATGGACAGCAACAGAATCTTCTAATGTAATATTTGTTACAAGAGAACCAGCAAACACTACGGAATATTATAGTTTACCTATTATAGTGCCGAGTAGGACAACTGCTTTGAAAGGCGCTAAACTCAAGTCAGTTACCGCTGTTGTAACACTGGGCGGAACTCTAGACACCACCAACGACGACTTTGAAATAAATATTATTAAAGTCACTACGCCTGTTGACGGTTCTGCTCCTGTTGGTTCTGTACTAGCCGGAGATTCAGGCGATGATTATCCAACTGCGCAAAATACTAAAACCAAAAGACTAGTTTCTGGACATCATACTTTTGTGGTAACCATACCCACCGATGAACAAGCATTTATGGCGGAAGGCGAACAATATTATGTCAGAATAAAAATAAAGGATAATGCAAACGCCGACCTGACTTGTGTGCTTAAAGGGGTAGTTGCCCAATTTGACATGAACGTATTATAAAAATAGTTTTCAAAACATAGCAAGGAGAATAATTTTTTATGGCAAATGTTGGTTCTATCGCCACGGCTCGCGGTGAACAATTTACACATGCACATGTTGCATCCCTATCCAGGTGTAATTCTGGATTTTATGTACTTTCTGGTTGCGACGTTCATCAAGCCGGAACACCTGGACTTAGTGTTGTGGTAGATTCTGGTTATATTTCTTCTGGATTTGCAACGGCTAGAAAAACAGTTTCTGGAGGAACATTAACAGTGGCCACTCCAGATGGTTCGCTTCCTAGAATGGACGTAGTCTATTTGGATACAAATGGGACACCAGGTATTTATGCCGGAACACCTACTGCCATATCTCCAAGCACTGAAACTGATTTCAAGAAAATGGCATCACCGAGTCCTGGCGCATCAATACCAAACGGCGTAATACTTGCATTAGTTTATGTTGGAGCTGGTGTAACTGAAATTCTAAATGCTTCTATTCTTGATATTGCTAGTTATGGTGGATTTGTAGCAGAAGCGCCTACTGGAACCACAACTTCCGGACTTGTTCCTCAATGGAGTAGCACCCAAAAAACCCTTACAACTGGTTTAACTGTCGGAACTGCCGCAAACAACCTAGTTCAATTGGATGGTAATGCTAAACTTCCAGCAGTTGATGGTTCACAATTGACTGGTAGAATATTTGAGATCGACTTTCCTTTTGGGAATGGATCGGATGTTATTGAGAACTATGAGACTAGGGAATGCTCTGTACCGATAAACTGTAAGATTATCAGAATGGATTTATGGGAAGTTGGACTAAACGCTGGTTACGCCAAATCCTCGGTCTATATTCACGATCTTGGTGCGGATAAGGGGAGTGTCGTATTAAATTTGGAAATAGCCGCAGGCAACACGTATAATACAGCCACTGGCTTGTCAACTCCTGTAAGTGCGAACAAAATAATCAGGGCCGATGCTGGTATTACAACCACCGCCAAACACCTGGTTTTGAGGCTAGTCTGTGAGGCTACCTGAGCATGACTAACCTATACGTCTTTTGGAGAAAGGTCGCCGATCCGCCTTCACCCTGGACGCGTCTTACAAGAACCAATAATTACCTTCGTTTTAATTCAAGTACTGCAAATCACTGGACCCAAACAGGAGCGACCACTCATACCCACCCGTCCGCATCCGTTAATGTGGGAAGTTCTGTACATTCAGGAGAAGAAGGTTCTCACGATGGGTCTCCAAATGACTCTGTTATGGGATCTCACAGCGATCACCCAGTCACTGGATATTCAATAGCAAATTCTAATAACAATAATCCTATTGGATGGGGACTAGACATAATTTACATTGACATAACAACCTGGGAAAATAGTATTCGATCTTTTCCGGAAGGCGCGATCATTATGTCAAACGGTACTTTGGTGGATGCTAGTTTAGAAAGATATAGTTCTGCGGACGGAAAATATATTGTTCATACTACCCCGGAAACCACCGTAGGCACGACTACACCACAATCCCACACGGTGTCAGGTAGCCTCGGAGCGGTGCAGGGTGTGGTTTTCATTAATGCATACTTCACACAGTGGCGCGGCGATAGGGCGCTCCACCACGAGCACACATTCAGCTTTGCCTCCGAGGCCAAATACGTAGAGCCAAGGAACCTGGTCACCAGGCTGTACCATGCCTTACAGAACACTTCTAAGGCAGTGGCCGGTAGCGTGGTGTTCGTTGATGGCGCGGTAAGCGCCAACTGGGAGATCCTGACCGGCTGGTCTGGTGGAAACCTGAAAGCAGGCAACTCCGATCCCACATTATCAGGATCGGATACCCATACCCAAACATTTTCTGGAAACAGTTCAACATATGATGGACCAAATGCCTTCACTAATCTAGCACCGATCTATTTTTCGATCTGGAACGCACACTACCATCCAATTAGTGGCACACTAGCATCAGCTAGTCACGTTCCACTAAGCCGATATATTGTACCCGCTCGGTTATTAAATACGCTGCGGAAAATAAAATCGTATAATAACACACCTCAAATAATAGGTTTATAATCATGAATGAAAATATCGCCGAAAGCATTGGAATGTTTTTAGAAAACAAAATTCGCGAAAAGATCCTTAGTGATGTTCCGCCACCTAACGCCGAAAGTACCATAAAACGCAAAGGATCTTCTCATACCTTAATTGATGATGGGACATTACTATCAAGTGTTACCCACACCGTCGAATCTGAAGGCGAAAACATCAAAATCACAATCGGAATTTTAGATCCCGAAGTTGCAGAATATGCTGCCCCGAATGAACATGGCGTTGCTTGGGATAATAGACCGAAAAAAGGAATAGGAAATACAGAATCGCGAGAATGGTTTATACCACCACGATCTTTTATACGATCCACATTCGATGAAGAATACGAAAACATAATATCTGACGTGGAAAAACAAATTGTAACAAATGTCAAAGCAAAACTAAGCGGAAAATAAAAACAAAAAAAAACAATAATGGTAAGATTGTTATGAAGAAAGGACAGAAAATGAGTGAGGAACAAAAGAAAAAAATTGGTAATGCTAATAGACAAACTAAATAATTTCTATAATAATTATCCAGATGAAAAATTAAAAATAATTTGTTTGGATGACATAGAAAAATTAGAAGAATTAGAACAATCAAACAATTATTCTATTAACAATATAATATGTTTAGGTAAACATATAAATGAATTCAATAAAAATATAATTATATCAGGAGATTTATAAAAATGGTAGCTACAGTGAACGTTCAGGAGTATAACGGCGCCTCACCTGGTGTCGCTACAGTAATAACACAAGGCAGATATTGCGCAATGGATTCTTATAATCCAGGACTAAGTAATCCTTGTGTCGTACCGAGCGCAGATCTAAATTACAGTTATTGGAAGACCCATAACGTTGCATTTTCCGGAGACTTCACCCAGATCAGTAATATCCGATGGTATACGTCCGGAAATGTAAAGACTAACTGGGCACTGGGAACAAATGGTGGATTATTTGTCGCAGTAAAGTCAACTGGAGACAATGGATGCCCTGTTGCTAGTTATGCTCAGGCTGCTGGCGTACAGGGAACTTCCGGCTATCCAATAGACGATGCAACAAATGGCCACGCCTACTATAAGTCAGGTTCTTCTAATCACGCAGTTCCTGTTAATGCGGACACTTATGTTTCGGCGTCAACTTTGCTTGTGGATAGCGGACCTTATACAACCGCTGCAAGTAGCAAATGTGTCGTCACGCAAGTTGTGATTGATACTGATGCAACGCAAGGCGATAAGGCCTCGGAATCGCTCACATTTCGATATGATGAGATATAAATTTAAAAATTAATATAAAAATAGTAGTAAGCCCTACTATTAATATTTTTTAAACATTTTATATAATAACAAGGAGAATAAAGACAAATATGAGAAATATAATATCTTTGCAACCATCGGACATTGTAATACAAATAGTACCGAAAAACCCTAATGAATCGCTACAAGACACTGTATACCTTCCAGATAAATCAGAAGGATACATAGTACCCATAAATCTGTTTTTTGTAGACAACGTTGGTAAAGATTTTTGCGGTGCATTCGAACTTAAAACCATTTACTACAACAATGCCATCAAACGAGACATTATAAATGAACTATACGACAGTGGAAAGACTTTCGACATCTACATTAGACTAAATTCTTCTAAAGAAAATATTGAAAGTCCAAAAGTCCTTCAAATCTTTAATGATGTTTCTATTAATGGACGCGAACTATTAATACCGGAATTCGGACAAAT